CTTTGCTCTTCTGCGCATCTTCACCTGCTACCTGGGCTTTGTACTTCGAGGCCACTTTCTGAAGTTTCTTAACAATCTTTACATTGTCATCTCCCTTCGCAAGAGCATCTTGTAGATCATTCAGTACAGTACTATTTAACGTAAGGTTATTACGCATACCAGATGGTAAATCAACACTAATGTTGGTAAACCAGGCTTGTACTGTTACTGTAGAATCTAAAAGAGTCAAGCTATTCAAGACGACTAGAAAGAAAGTTCCAATATTACCAACTTGATCCCTTAATCTATATGATGAGTAGGGTGCTACATAGGGGATAATAATATCCGCCGTATTACCAACAGAGGCATCACATATAGTATAGGGAAAAGCAGTTTTAGAGGTCAGAAAATCAGACGCGACGGCTCGATCTCCAATGGCTTCCACAAAAGGTGTGAAATAACCAAGCAGTTTTCCTTGTTGAAAAGTATTAGCATTGACCATGACTCTAATCGCAACATCAGCTCTCAAAAACGCGAAGTAGTTGAGTTTATCTATCATGTTAGGCGAGGAATCAAACAATGCTTGTGGGAAGTCTAGTTTCAGGAGTTGCTCTCCTCTTATGGAGGAAGGAGTCCAGTCGAATGAAGAGACAACAATAGGACGTGATAACACGTCGACTATCGTATGCACTCTTGATTCGAGGGAATCAGAAATCGCTTTTCGGTCCGGGGTCGTAAGACTTGGCAGGCTGACTTCCATCGATGTTGCATCATCAATGAAACCAGTGACCTGATGAGTCTTGGTCGAGGGTCGCACATCTGGTGTCGCCACAGAGGAGGAAACATCTTGAATAGTATCAAGACGTCCTCGAGAGGATAAATCATCCTTTGTGGTAAAACCAGATGCGGTCTGGGGGGTTGTTGTTGTGTCGTTATTAGCAAGTGTGGTTGTTTTATAGTCGACCTAAGGTACACTTATTCCTAAGGGAAGACTGGAGGTATGCCGAGCTTTTGTTTAAAGACGCGCCATGGCATAAACGGGCTAAATAACCCTCGTCTCTTAGTATTGGATTCAGGATTTGCTGCCTTCATACTTTCCTCCATAGAAAGAAGGCCCCATTCCAATACCGTGGGTGGGGGGGGGGTTAGTAACCAAAATCTTTCCCAAGATAGTCCAAATAATGGGCTAAAATGGGAGGGGTCAATAGATTCTGGTTACTTAGCTCATCCAATATAGCACTCCATTCTTTGAAAATGGATTCACCATGAAGAGCTAATTCATGGTAAGCTCTGTCAAC